ATTACAGCACCGTTTTGAAAACCATAACGGAGTTGGCTTGTTTCTTGTGCTGATAACGCAACCTCGAAAGATTTTGAAGTTATGTCACTAAATTCTTTAGTTATATAACCTAAAATAAACTTAGCCGACCAACCTGTAAGGTCAAGTTCTGTGTCTATATAAAACGTTAAGAACTTCTTACAATCTGCAAATATTGTACAATCACCTTTATGAATTAAAATTGGTTCCATTTTATAATCCTCTTTTTCACGCTGTTTTACTTAGGGGTTACCCCCCAAGATACCCCCTAAGTTATTTATGTTCTTGCGCATTCCAAGCCGTCATAAATGTTGTATAAAATTGTGCAAATTCTTCTGCCGTCATTTTAGAGTTTTTATAAGAATTCGCAACCAACCATTCTTCACAGCACTGCTGAGGCGCTGTAAAATCCGGTTCCTTATAAAAAGTCAAAATATCAGCCGGTAATTCTTGCATAATCGCCACAACATTAAACGCGGTATTTAAACTTTCAACTGCAGAACCATAGCCTTTTGGCTGTTTTCTAAAATAGCCATAATCTCCTAACGCAAAAAATCGTCCCAAAAATTCATTTTTTCTCATATTTACTTGTTCAGCCTCAAAATCTGGGTTCAAAACAAATTTTTCACCGTCAAAAAAATATTTATTAGAATTTTCAACGTAATCTTTATAATCAATATCTGAAAACTCTACAGTATACCCCACAAAAGGACTTTCTGCCCAAGCCATCAATTTTCCATCTTCAATCTGTACAAACATCAATTTCCTCCTTATACATACGGTCTAAATATTGCAAACTGTTTACCACTACCTTCAAATGTAATAACCTGCCCCTCACGAACAGGAATTGTAACCCCGATAGTATGTCCATTTGCATTAGAACCGGTTTGAGTATTCTGATAAACCCTTAACCCATCAAACCAAGCAGTAAAAGTAACATTAGAAGAATTACTATATCCTTCAAAATGGACTACACCATCTGAAATAGCTGTCCATCCCGTTGCAATATTTATTTCCACCCCAAAATTACTTACTCCGGATACTGTATCGTTTAACCAAACATCCTCACAACCAAAAACCGGTCTTGGCTCAAATCGAGAAACTACAGAAGAAGAATTTATAGAAATCTTACCCAATACCAAATCTTTTACCTGATAATAATTTTTGAACGCATCTAATGAAGAATCATGATAAAAAATCTTATTATTAAAAGTATCAAACCATTTAAATCTATTTAGAGACAAATCAGGAGAAAAAGTTTGTTTATATACAATTCGGGTATCATCTAAAACTAACGTATCTGCAGAAACATAACTATCATTATTAGACAATTCTAATGAAAAATAAAAATTTCTATTTGCTGTCAAATTGAAAGTTTTAACAAACATTTTTGAAGTCGTATACAAAATATTTTGATATGCTCCATTTTCATTACGTCCATTACCTACAAAACCTTTCACACCTTTATCAACCCAGAAAACATTATTAATATAACCCATACCCGCAAACACCGAAAAACTGTTATAAATATAAGAATTTCCGGCAACTGCGATTCCTATCGGCAATGATGCATAAATTCCGGCAGAAACACCTGAATTATAACGCATAAAAGTATTTAAATCCGTCCTATAATACATTCCGGAATAAGATGCCGAATTAGTGCCTGCACTAGTACTTGCAAGGTGAATAACACCCGTTGAAGAACTACCTATATACACTTCAACATATCTTGACAATGTATCTGAACTCGCTTCTGAATCAATTATATCACGTTGTAATTCAGCCCAAACAAAAAATTTACCGTCAGCATAAGAAGTATCTACAACTTTCAAATCAGCATTTATAAAATCTGCACCGACAGGAAACTCTGCTGATTTATCCACAGTTCCGTATGGGACAATAACCACAGACCCAGCTTTAACAGTAAAATTTCCATTTTCTAAAACATATTTTATTCTTTGAGGAACTTCTGTTATGCAGTTGGTGATTTTGCCATCTAAGCCAGTTCCGGCACAATGTTCGTGTATATATGTTTCTAGTGGACTACCTACATAGTTGCCACCGTCTAAATCTACTTTATTGTTAAGACATTCCAGAACAGTTCCATCTGTTACATTTATATCTTCACTCATTTATTTTAATCCTCCGTTACTTTTGTGGAATAAATACACCCTCTAATGTTCCGCCGACACTGCTTCCAATAGTTATAACATCACCGGATGATACAGGGAATATTGAAGTTAAACCATTACCAACAGATAATCCGCTAGCAAATTTTCTACCATTTATGTTAATACTGATAGCGTTATTAGTATTGTCTATGTAGTTAAATTGAACATAACCATCCCTTGGACAAGTGTAACTCGGATTAGTGTTGGTATTCACTGTAAATATTACACTATTGCTAAAATCCATTCTCCCTAACATTGTTGCAGTCTCCATTTGTAAATTTGTCACCTGTTGTAGTAAACCATCAATCTGAGTTTGTAATGAGGCTGTTCTAGTTAATAAATCACCTGTACTTGCTTTGGATTCCAATATACCAATCAAATCTGTTTGATTGTTTAACAAGCCCTTAATATTACCCCAATCAACACCAGTGGTCTTTAATTCATTTATAGCTTGGTTTTTAACACCATTGATTTCATTAACAATAACACTAATATCTGTTCCGTTAGCCAACTCTGTTAAAATACCAATATTAACTTCTGTTTGTGGACGTACATACTCCCCAACATAGAAATACAAGTATCTACCACTATTTGTAATTTCTCTAGGCAACTTAAATCTTGCATTTAGTGTATCTAATATATAGAACCAAGCAATTCCTGTATTTAGGTAAGCCTGTAAAATGTTTTCGTGTTGACTAGCATCGGCAATCTTGAAACCCTGTGGAGTAAGTTTATATGTAATACCGTCTTCCGTCATTTCCACGGAATTACCATTGTTATATTGTTCTACTAATATATTATAGGCTGTTACATAAATACTAGAATTGTGCCAAGAAAATGTATCTGCCCTTAAATATGAAGCATCATTGTATAAGTGGTCGGACCATACAGGGGCAAACATTGGAAGTCCAGCGGCACCAGTGGCACCAACACTAGAAACCAAAATATTTCCCTCATAATCTTCAAACCTACCTTCAGTATTATCAATATCTGTGTATTGGAAATATAATTTATTACTAATACGGTCTTGTATTGGAATAGACTGTTCGTAAAGCATTATTATAATAAATTCTTTAGTTAATGCGAAATTATCATTTATCTTCTGTCTAATGGTGTATAACGCATCCCCATTGTTTAGAATTTGTATTTCGTTTGCCATTAATTTTCTCCTGTTATTATTAGTTTAGTAGTTTAATTACAAGATTTGTTATTATAATAAGGACAGCTAGTAATTTTATCTATAGCAACATTGTAAAGATTATGTAAAGTGTCCACTTCTTTTTTCAATGTTGCCACATCTTGTTCTGCCGCTGCTAATCGTTCCATAGCTTTGTTATATCGCTTCATATCGTCTCTCAATAAAGCAATATTCTTCTCGTTTTGTTCTTTGTATTCCTTTAAATTCTTCTCTTGACTTTTCTCAAGTCTGTCCAATCTACTGTTAATAAATTTTATACTAACAGCTAGACCACCTATAAAGATACCACCTTCTAAAACCGCTATTAATAACATGCAGGTTTCAAATACGCTGATATGTTCCATCTCATATCCTCTTCCTTGTATAACAAGATAATCTTATTATAATTTTTGTACCCTCCGGAGTATCTATGAAACACGGAGAGGAAAGTAACTTATTATTGTCTTTATCTAAAATTTCAACTAATTCTAATAGTTTAATAGTTTCTGGAACTATAAATTCAACATAAATTGTGCCATCTTGTATAGTGGAAGTGGCGTCCTGTATTATATGTGTGTTGTTTAATCTAATATCACCTATTGCATTTAACAGAATTTTAAAATCTTGGTCTTGTTCTGTCTGTTTGTTGTAATTAACTAATTGGTCGGAAGTTAGGTAAGTGAATTCTGACCAAACATTTCCATCGTCCCAAACATCACCATTCCAAGTATCTTGGTCTTGCCATAATACAAAACTAGCATTCTCTATAAGTGTTGGGATGTGGATAAACACCATATTACAAGGTTTAGCCTCATCTATTACAATGTTTACTTCTCTCGCCCAACTGTAATCCAGCAAATAACCATATAATGTTGCTATATTAGTTTTATAGTCAATATCCAATTCGTAATTGTGTTGCCCTAATACTGCGTTTAAATAAATCTTTAGCCATATTGTGGAATAAGGTAATGTGGAATTACAACGTGTTAATAATCTCTGTTTACGGAAGTCCAGTGTTTCAATACTAGGGTTAGCGGTTATTTCTAAAATTTGTTCAAACCGTTCCACACCAACCTCATCGCAAGTTTGTATAAACATTCTGGCGTATTCTTTATCCACAATGCTTTTAAGAATGTCAAACAAATAGTCCTCACTTTTAATAAGTGCCTCTATTTCTTTAACACCCTTATAAATAGTTGGTACGTAATTTTCTAACGAAACTAAATGTTCTAAACTCATTATTGCTCACTCACATTTAAAGTCCCTAGGAAAGGAATATATTGTTTTTCCCTAGTCTGTTCCATTGTTATATCTTCTGTGCCACCGTTTACGGTACATTCTGAAATGTTTAACACACCTTCTGCACTAATTGCACTAGAAAGAATTTGGTTGTAATACACTACCATTTCATATTGTCCGGAACCGTCCGACCAGTTATCTTGTATTTGTTTAATATAAGCATTTATATTATTCGTAATATTTTCTAGAACAGTTGGTAAGTAACCAGTATTTTTTAGAATAACAGTTAATTCAATATCTAAAAATACTTTCTCTGGTGCCATAACTGTTACATAATGTCCCATAGGAACAACACCCAAACCCATTCCTGAAGTATCGTTACCATTGTTGTAGAAGTTTTCTGGGTCTAATGTTTGTCTAATAGTGTCTTGGTATTCAAGTGAAATTGGTTGGTTACTAGGGTCAACACAAGAAAGAATAATTTTATAGTCATCACGTGTTCTTGGATAAATTTGTGTTTGTCCCACACCTGTAAATTCCCTCATATACTGTCTATAATCTGCTAAATTACCACCAAATGCTTCCATATTAAAAGTTTCATAATATCGTTGTTTAACAGATTCACTGGTTTCTTTATCACGTGCCGGAACAAGAACGGTGGTTAGGGTGGCAGTGTCCAACGTATCCATATCTGATAAAGGTAAGATTTCACCGAAATAATTATTACCAATAGTTCCAAAAGTTTGACATCTTAAAATATATGAACCTTTTATTTCTACCCCATCTACTGTGTAAGGTGAAATTACTTGGTAATTAACAACATTTTGTTTATTCTCATCAATGGTACAAAACAAAGCACCGATTGGAACTGTTGCTGGAACACCGCCAGAAAAAGTAAACACACCCAGTCTTTCCGCCTGTGTAGCCTGTTCCCTTGTAATACCACGTTCTTCCGCCCTGTAATCTATGTTCTCCTCAACTGTGGCAGTTTTCATGTATGCTTGGTCAGCAATCTTTTTTACTTCCATAAATGTATCTGCTAACTTGCCACACACTATTGCCAAAGTGTCATAAATTATAGAACCTTGTCTTGAATCCACGTCCGATGGAATTTGTTGTAATGCCAAATCTAGTAGATATTGTTTTGTATATATTTCTAAATATTGGGTTATATTTGTCATAGATTACACCTCTAATTCCATTGGAACGATACCTAAATTACACACTACATTAAAATTAATTTTACAATGGTCTAATCCGGTCTGGGTTATTATAAAATCTTGTATGCCTTGAAATCTATCGTCTTGACTTAAACATTCATAAACTTCACGTTGAATGTCAGATTTTACATAATCAAAATCTTGTCCAATATACTTGTGAATACCACTTCCATAACTGCCATCGTAAATAACGTGAGCGTAACGACCAGTTCTTAACGCCTTTTCGGCTGATATTTTATATGCCTCAATACCGTCCGTTACACCAACAATTCTCTTATTAGTTATGTCGAATCTGTATGTTTTGGTTGGAAGTGTACCATAATCCAATTTGGTTATATCTACATTAGTATTAGGTTGTGGAATCACCTTATGCCTCCTTGTTTTCGTTTGTAATACCTTCATGACGTTGAAGAACGAAGTAAGTTTGCCCACGTGAAACTCTAAGCATGTAAACAACGTCCCCAACCTGTAAACCTCTCCATAATAAGATTTTAGGTAAGGCATACTCTGTCATTATTTTTATAGCGTGTTTGTGGTCGGCACCCTGTCCATCATTTGCCAATTCTGTCTCTGCGTTAATTTCGTGGCGGTGCATAAATACACCATCTTGTCCATCCGAGCCTTCTATTGTTGTTGGTATGTCTATCCAAGTTTCTTTAACAAAGGCACTTAAAATTAAGTTCTTCTCTGTAAGTTCCAGTTTGTCACCAATTCTAATTTTAAGTGGTTGTGTTGCCACCACCTTGCCAGTCAACACGTCTGTGAAATGTGAGTCTGGGATTTGACTATATCTTTTAGCGGATTCTAAAATTACTTTGCCTAATGTCATTGTTCATTTACCTCCACCGTTAATTCCATAATGTGTAAATTATGTGTTACTGTGTGGGATGCCGAAATAATTAAGGCATAAACCATATTAGCAACACCTTCTTGTTTTAAGTCCTGTATGTTCAATACTACCATATTTCCAGGAATACATTGTGTGTTTCCTAAGCAAGTAAGTTTGAGGGTTTTTGTTTTTTTACCATATACCGTAGCAACGTGAACTAAATGTTGTGCCAGTTGTGCATCCGTCCATTTGGCGTCTTTCTTTTCGTAGTATTGTAAGTCACCCCATCTGTTGGCGTTTTCCCTGTTGACTACCACCAGTGAAGTTCTTTTAGTAATCTGTTCACTTGGACTTAATTTTTGTTGCTCTTCACTTGTAAGTTCACGCTGTATTTTGAATGTGGTGTATGTGTTTTCAATGTCAGATGAAAATTGGTAATCTGTTAAATAGCGTTTATCCCCAATTAAGATATCCATTAATTGTTGACCACAATCCACCAATTCCAAAGTGTCACCGTTTGCCCTAACACAGAATCGTTGCTGACCATCTGTTCCAATAAATGTTTGGTCTATCCCGTATTGTAGCATATTATTATAGGTTTCCCCATCGTGAATTTTGGTAGGTATAATGTAATTGCTAGTATGAACAACTCTATGTTTAATTTTCATTACATCACAAATTCTAGTGAAGAATTGGTCTATTGTTTCCCCACCAGTAACATCCACGTCTTTATATGCTAAATATCTTTTTATGTCATATACTTTCAATTTAACGACATTGTTGGAATTTATGTCTTTTTTAAACACCCAACCATAGAACATATTATCCCCATTAACTTTTAAGGAGA